GCAACATCCGCTTTTTTAACAGTATTGCTATCGTCTGCATCAGAAATCAATAATTCATCAGCAACAGCAGGACTTGCTAAATCAGAGGTTCCATTAATATCCACCGCAAGTGTTCTAGTAGACGCGATTGTTCCACCACCACTCAAACCGGTTCCAGCAGAAATGCTTACGCTAGAGTGATCAATATGCTCATTAGCAACAAATCCACTCAAGTTATCGTGAACAATTTCACTGTCAACACTGTTTACTGTTACAGTGTTAGTAGCACTAACAACAAATTCAGCACCAGTGCCGTCTGCAAAAGTAATATCTTCGCCGTTATCGATTTGCTGACTTGTAGATCCGTCAGTGATATTAAAGCTGCTCATCGTACCGCCACCCAAAGCAGATACGAAGTTAGCTTTTGTAATCTTCTTTAGGTTATTACTATCAGAAGCATCTGCAACAAGAACAAGGTCACCATCAGCAATTGTTGTAATTGCGGTTTGATTAGTGATCGCTGTTTTGTCCAAAGTGGCAGCAAGAGCAACTGCACTACTTCCGTTGAAGCTCACATTAGCAGCGGTAACTTCACCAGTCAAGCTAAAATTTCTTCCGGTAGCCAACGTGGTGGCAGTGTCTGCATTACCAGTAACATCGCCAGTTACGTTACCTTCAAGGTTAGCAACAAGAGTACCGGCGGAAATTGTCAAGTCGCCCGTGCTGGCACCAGTAAACGAACCAGTACCCATAGTAAACTTATTTGCTGATTCATCAAAACCAATAAATGCGTTATCATCATCGCCTCTTTCGATAACAATACCAGCATCGTTGGCAGCAGAACCGGTAGTACCGTTTCCAAGCTCAAGCAAGAGGTCAGAGACAAGAGTATTGGTAGTGCTCACTGTCGTAGTGGCACCATTCACCGTCAAGTCGCCAGTGATCGTAAGATCTTGCGACATGGTAACATTTCCATCAGAGGCAATAGAAATAGCGTCAGCATCACCGGCACTACCTATATTGCCACCATTACTAATCTTTAAATTGGTAGCAACAAGTGACGTGCCATCAATTGTAAAGTTAGCATTAGATTCAAAAACTTGATCCGTAGGGTTAGTTCCGAAGAAGACTATACCGCTAGGATTTCTATCGTATGGTTGGTAAGACATAAATTATCTCCTAAGAAATAAACCAGTTAGAATTGTCAGACACAAGGGATATGCTTTCGTATATATTATACACGCCAAGCTGTGAATTTCCATCAATAGTTTGAGATCCACTTCCTATTAAGACTCCTGAGTTACTTCCTGCCTTGTATTTTATCATAATTTCTTTACCGCCCTGACCTGATGCGGTTGGTAAGTATACATTGATTGGTCCTGAACTTGTATCCATGAATACCACGTCTGAGGTATCAGACATGCTAAAATCTGCTGTAATATTGTTGTAAGTTCTATTTCCACCACCAACTGCTGAACCATTAAATTTAAGCGTTCCATCATCATTGTATAGCTTATTGGTAGTATCTGCTGGTACGTGGTTTGTTAATTCTACACCACTAACAGTTGCACCACTAGCGTATACATTTGTCCAAGGAACCGATTCGCTACCTAGATCCACAGTGGTTGATGAACTCCAAGGAGTTACATCGGTATTAAATTTAGTTGTTGAGCCTTGGCAATCAATTTTTGAACTACCGCCTAGTCTAAGATTAAATGCAGTGGCACTTATTCTAATCCTACTTTCTATGGTTCTAGCGGTGTTGTACCAAGTCCCAATAACTAAAGCATTACTATTAATAGGTGTTGCATATTCTGACCCATCTTCATAGTCTAACCACACACCAGTAACGTCTGCTCCTGAAGAACCATCGTGATCGTGGAGTGGCGTGCCATACTGTACTCTAAGGATATCAGTTCCACTAGTACCAATTATATTAGTGTAAACACCACTTGTGTCTACGTGAGAAAGAGTGTCGTCTGAACTGTTCTTCCACTCCTGTAAATTCGCGGTTTGAGATACAGCACCCTGAACAGTGACTCCAACATCAGTGGCATTAGCAGGTTGAATATCTAATTTGGAAACATTAGTGATATTATTATTTTGAGCGTCTAGATTGCCACCAAGTTGGGGAGTAGTATCTTCTACTACGTTTGACAAACCCCCATTTGCAATCCCAGAAACGACAAGGATATCCGCTTCGTTTTGCACAGCCAGTCCAGATGCAAAATCAGAAACGCCAGATACGCCACCGATATCAGAGCTACTAGTTGTAAACTCACTCCAGTTTCCTGAATTATTTGGTAAAAATCCCGTACTACTATCTCTAGACTCGCCCGCTAATACAGAATATTTGTAGTATTTTCCAGTAGAAACATCTGCATGATAACCACTAGCAACATAGGCAAGCATACCATCTTGAAGCATACCTGAAGGCACACCCACCAGCGTGTCCGTACCGCTACCGGAAACGAGTCGCAAACCACCTCTTTGCTCTACGTCTAATACGATGGGGTGTGTACCGTTGGTACTCCAAGTCCCCGGCCAAGCGTTTCTTGCTAATCCATCGTAATTTGCCATCCCTTAAATCTCCTAAGATATCTTTACGTATGTGTTACCGGGATTCAGAGTAATGCCATATAGCTTGTACTCTTCTGAACTGTAACCCGCAGGTGGTGAATCTGGCTCTAAGTCAACTGTTGCCTCTGTTGGGGTAGCACCGACCAGCAATGATGGGCCACTACCAGTCTCAAACGATGTTGGCTGAGAAGCAGAGGATCTTACGCCAAACCACCAGCATTTAGGAACCCCATCAGGATTATTTATGTACTGGTCAATAGTCTTTACTTGATTTCCAAGCTCTGTCACTGTTGACGAGTCAAAGTCATTTGTATCAATGATATCTGCTCTAGATGGAACACTAGAGGTACTCGCGGTGAATATGTAGAAACTTGGATATGTAAATGAAGCAGAGATACTACTGTCACTACTAACGTCCTGAGAAGTGTATTCTGTCCCAGTAACAGTTGCGGGTCTAGTAAAATCTGTAGTCGCGGTAATAGTTCTGCCGCTGTTATTATTTTTATGAATTGGAGTCGTAAATGTTATTGTGCCATCATCACTACTATTGCTAAGTGAACCTTGGCTACTGGTAATAGTAGTAGAAGTATTTGACAGGTCAGATATATTGTTAATTGTTAGGTTGTAAGTTGTGGATGTGTATGTTTCTAAGAAGTTCTTGCCGCTCAAATTACCAAATGATATACCATTAGAAGCATTTGACCAGTTGAAAGTAATCGTCGCCGTTTCTGATATTGTTGCTTGATTCTTATCAAGGAAGCTAACAGTCGCACTAGCAGATCCACCAGTCAAGTTATTTGTAGATGAATAAATCGGTGAGTCTCCGTCTGTGCTGAATGTTTGAGTCCAATCAACGCCACCGCCCGGAGTTACAGAAGGGCCAGATGTTGAATAAAGAGTGACATCAGATGTTACACCGCCAGTAATCCCAGTTAGAGGAGATTTAACGCCGCTCACATAATTTGTTAAAAAGTCAGTTGGGTTGTCAACTGTAACCGTCCACTGAGTAACTGCTTGGTCCCAACTTCTTGATTGACCCGCAGCAGAAACGGATGGGCTAAATCTAGCAACCTCTAATCTGAGGTAACCTCCGTCAAAGTCAGTAGCTCTAACTACTTGTTCTGTTCCATCAGCGTCAATAAACGTTGTGCCAATTCTATATTCATCATTGCTTCCAGATTTTTCAAATACTATTCCAGAAGTCGATCCAGCAGAACTTAGTAATCCTGAAACCGTTACAATATCAGTAGCATTGGTGTCTGACCTAGTTTCAAAATACCCAGAAACAGAGGAAATTTCTATTTCATTTTGAACTGCTAGGCCGGATGCAAAGTTAGCAATACTATCATCATCAGATGTTAAGAATGTAGAAGCGGCCCAACCACTAACAGAAGATATTTGAGAGTCAGCAGTATCAACCCTAGTCTCGAAATAACCAGAAATAGCAGCATCGTCATACAGTAAACCAGATACGGTCGCTATATCTGTTTCATTTTGAACCGCCAACCCCGATGCAAAATTAGCGATACCAGAAATAGCTACACCACTGACACTATTTGCTGATATAGAATTTGAAATGAAGGTTGAAAATCCTGCGTCGTCATTGATAGCTGCTGCCAGTTCGTTGAGGGTATTTAATGTTGCTGGAGCACTATCCACTAGAGATGCTATCTCGTTCGTTATTGTGGAGCCAGCCCAACCGCTGACCGCAGCAGTCTGAGCTTCATTTGTATCTACCCTAGATTCAAAATATCCAGACAAAGATGCGTCATTATACAGTAAACCTGAAACGGTTGCTATGTCTGTTTCGTTTTGAACCGCCAAACCCGAAGCGAAATTAGCAACCTCAGAGTCGCCAAGTAAGCCAGAAACAGTAACAATATCTAATTCATTCTGTACAGCTAAACCAGAAGCAAAATTAGCTATACTGTCATCGTCAGAAGTCAGGAATGTAGAAGCAGCCCAGCCACTAACAGCATTGTCACCATTTGTAATAGTTTCAGCAGCCCAACCACTAACAGCAGAGGCATCTGCACCGGTAAATGCTGAACTCTGAAAAGTACCATCTTGAAAATAAACACCGCTTGTTAGAGTAATGGTTTCCATTCTACCACTACCATTTACATCTAATTCGTAGATAGGAGTGTCAGTCAAGACACCAATTTTACCACCACTATCTACAACAGATAATGATACGCCTAATGAATTTTCCCATCTTTGTAGATCTGATGTATTAAGTACAGCACCCTGAACGGTAAGTGCAGGGTAGAGTGCTGATTGACTATCTATGTAAACACCAGTGTCAGAACTCGCCCTGAAAACAAGATTACCTTGGTGTTGAACAGAAAAACCAAGGGTATTAGCAATAGAGAAATAATTATTTGTGTCACTAACAGACCCAACAGACCCGTCTCTACCAAAAATATACCCAAATGTAGGGGTTGCCGTTTGGTCTAATGGGTTGGTTTTTAAACCAAGTCTCCATAATGGGGAAACACTAGCGTCTACCCAAAGAGAAACCGTTTGGTTTGTTCCATCATCTTTGTATGCATGGAAAAAATTACCAGAAGAGTTTGGGCGAACAAGTGTTAAAAATTTAGCAGTAACTTCATCTGCATTTATATCACCATCTAGATTTAAATCTAAATCACCAAGAAGGGACAGGTCACCACTTACAAGGGTGTTGCCACCCATAACCGTATCACCATTGACACTAAGTGAGCCTTGTAGGTTAGAATCACCAGAAACAAATATTGTATCAACTTTCAAGTCTTTGATATTTCCATCTCTTGTGGAAACAATATCAACAACTCGAACTCCACCATCTGGATCTTCAATAAATGCTCTAGAAGCAGGGAGTGTGCAGAAGACAGTAGAAACACCCTCTAGGCTAATCTTAGAACCGCCAGCAGAGCTATCAAATACTACATCTCTAGAAATAGAATTCGAAGACGCCGTATAAACACCCTGACCAACTTCCCATCTAGAGTTGTTCTCAATAGTGTAATACGTGGTGTTACCGTCACCAATACCAGTATTGAATGTCTGAAACGAACCGTAGGCACCGTTGAGAACTAAATCTCCGATGCCGGTTGTGCTTGACGTTTCTTTTACTCTATCTGATATAATAAACATTAGGTAGCCTTAATTTCTCTCTCTGATAAGGTATTTATTCAATTAATAATACGCATTTTTGTGAAAATTGATTACTTCACAGGAGTGCTTATCTTACTCTACCTATTAGGTGTCCACATGTAGTAGTAAACTGCCCCGCCTCCATTAAGTGCCTCTTGTGTGGGAGCACCAACAACAAGTCCAACCCAAGTAGCATCCGCTCGACGAGGATGTCGTCCAAATCCGTCGTTTTCGACAAAACTAGCAACTGGTTTTCCATATCTTCCAACTATAGTATTGCCATCTGGACCTATCTCAATGTACATAACAAAAATTCCGGGGTAATACTTGTTTTCAGATAGATTGTACACTTCTCCTTTGAGAATAAACCTTCCATTGCCAGTTGGTTGCTTATATCCAAGATTGGGAACATACAAGTAATTTCCATCAGCAGCTTTTTCTGGATAAAGTTCAGATTGCACCTCGGAAGAGGAAATGTCCGCAGAATATTTTCTCCAATCGTCACCTCCAAAATAATAAATTACTTGGAGATTGTTGTCTCGAACTGTAGATATTCTAATGTATCCACCTTGTTGTTCAAACACATCAGTGTCGTCAATTGTGTTATAAGAATAAAAATCTACTGCCATATCATGAAAAATCTCTTCTATAAGAAGCGTACTTATAAGGCTCAATTGACCAAATTCAGCTACAGAAGCAGAATCTAGCCATAGTTTGTAGTATCTAAGTTCACCTCTTTCGAGTTCACTATTGTAACCCGCAAGAAAAACGTCATACCACCGTCGAGTTCCTTTCTCTTTATAGGAAAAAGCTATATTAAGACCTTGAAAATTAGGTGTGATAATTACATTAGAATCCAGATCATAGACACTCGGACCATTAATAAAAAACCCCCATCCGCTGCTATTGGTTCGACCAGATTTTAAATAGACAGTGGCACCTTTGTAGACACTAGAGCAGTTTCGGAAACCCAAGAAGGAGTAACTATAACCATAAGCCCATTGTAATACTTGCCAAGTGGTAGAAGATATGGATTGAAAACTATTTGGATTATAGTAATATGTTGAAGAATCATAACTGTTACTATATAGATGTCCATCACATCCAATATATGGATTAACCATACTCGCGGGATACGAGAAACGAGTTGCTTCAGATGCGTCAAATGGTGATCGACTTCCATCACCTTCGTGTGTCATTTTCCATATGCGTCTATAAAGAGGATCAGTTGCCCAGTAATGCCCATTCGGGAAATATGTGTCGGTACTGGAATTATAACCTCTACCCATCACGGTAAAAACAGAGTCTCCAAAATTACTTTCAATTTCATCTGCACTACCCCCAAGAGGTAGTTGGGGATTAAGCGTAATACCATCACCATATCCTGCTCCACCGACCCATTCTCCATCGGCAGTGAAATAAGATGTGCCACTTCTGGATCTTAGCTCATATATTTTGAATGTATCAGAAAATGCCGTAAGTGGATAACCAATAGTCTCCGCTTTTATTCTAAACTGTCTGGTCCAGATACGTCTGTCGCAATTGCCGGAAGCTATGTCTTGATATAAAAGACATGCTCCAGTAGTTGTGCTGTCAATGTTAAATACTCTTGCATGTCCGATGATTCCTCGTGCATTATTAAAAGAAGGAGCACCAATCGCTACAAGGTCGCCCGCTGAATTAAGCGAAACGCTCCAGCCGCTAAAATCGTTTGAGGATTCACCATCAATATCGCTGCCAACCTGTTCCCAAACGATATTGCCATCCCATTTGAATATTCTTACGTGTCCGGCAAAAGCCCCGGCGTCATCATTGTACGGAGCACCAATCGCTACACGGTCGCCCGCTGCATTGAGCGAAACACTATAGCCCGAATTATCACCAAACGATTCACCGTTAATGCTTCTGCCAGTCTGCGTCCAGCTAACACCATTCCAGTCGAAAATTCTTGTCTGGCCGGAACTTGTTCCACCGTCATCATTTTTCGGAGCACCAATCGCTACACGGTCACCGTCTGCGTTGAGAGAAACGCTGTAACCGTTTTGGTCGCTGACATTTATACCGTCAATTGTGCTGCCAAGCTGATCCCAAAAACTACCATTCCACTCATAAACTTTTGCTTGACCGGGGTTCAACTGTTGCCCCCTTGCACCAATCGCTACACGGTTACCCAATGAATTAAGCGAAACGCTCCAGCCGCTAAAGCCATTAGTTGTATCACCGGTAATATTTGACCCAAGCTGCACCCAGTTAATACCATCCCACTGGAATACTTGGGTAGCTCCGTTGTTGGAAACACCGAAGAGGGGAGCACCAATCGCGACAATATCACCGGCTGCATTGAGAGAAACACTCCTACCGCTCTGATCGCCGTTACCACCGCCAAAAATATTGCTACCAACCTGCACCCAGTTAACACCATTCCACTCGAATATTCTAGTTCTACCGCAATTCGCATTTCCGGGAAGGACATCAGCAAAAGGAGCACCAATCGCTACACGGTTACCGGTTGCGTTGAGAGAAACGCTGTAGCCTTCTCCATCCCCAAGTTTTTCACCATCAATATCGCTACCAAGTTGATTCCAGCTACTGCCATTCCACTCGAAAATTCTAACGTGCCCAGTCTCTTCATTATTTTTGTAGCCACCAACCGCCACACGGTCACCTGCCGCATTAAGCGAAACGCTCCAACCACATGCATCATTGGCAGCTTCGCCTTCAATATCGCTACCAAGTTGATTCCATTCGCCATTGTCTGAAAGCCATTGGTGACAATCATCTGGGTCTAAAGAAGATCCGCCCCAGTTATCTATCAGTGCATTAAGTGCTTGTTGTGTGCCGCTAAACCCATTGTCCAAGTTTTCAATTGTAACCCAATCTGTGCCATTATCCGAAGCCTGTAAAGAATACCTTATTTCTACATGTTCAGCATTTTGCCCTTGTGAATTTGTAGCAAGAGCAGTGTATTCTATGGTGTTGGCCTCTTGTTCTTCTTGTTGCGAAATACACCCACAAACAATGTAGAAGGGGCTGTTAGGTAAAAAGATGTTTGTACAATACTCTCTGATTAAGGCGTCATCTGGTGATTTGATAAATGATAGAGAGAGTGCTCCACAATTTACATTCACGCCACATTCGTCCATAAGGGGCTGTGCGTTATCTGTGCAGCATTGAGATTGGGCAAAGGGACAGATAATATCCTCTTTGTTATTAGGGGTAGGGTTAGCATTTGTGTAGCCAGAAGAAATAGCGTCTGCTTTTAGTTTTATAATTGTCGCTTCCATCTGAGTCTCACCCTGTAAGCTACCAGAGTCATCGACAAAAATAGAAATTTCTGAAGCTGCATCAAAGATAGCTTTTACTGACGGGTAATGTTCTTTTATTGCTAAAATTCTACCCCAAGGATTATTTGCAGTAGCGATTGCGTTATCGCCATTGTCTCTTGCGAGAAGTCGTATCAGACCGGCGGGACCAGAAGAGTCATCAAATTCTACCCTAAGAGAAAAAGCAAGAGGGTCATCAAGAAAAGATTGAGAATAATACATAGTATTGGAAGAACTAAAGCAGTCCAAGACAAAGAGCAATCTATTTGGGTAGGCCGCTCTAAACAGAGGATGGGCAACGGCCATTTGATCACGACCAGCAAATGTGCCGCCGTTTGATACGCTTTTTTCATTTTCGTCTATAAGGGCAATGCATATGACATCATCACACTGTGAGATTGGTGGATCTGGTGGATCTCCGATATCCCCGCAACAGGGGTCGCATTGGTTGGGTCTTCCCATTTTCCTTTTCCTCAGTTTGTTTTACGGACAACTAACCCATATAGGTCGCCACTCATTTCCCATCTTCATAGCAATAACATAAGTAGTAGCACCTATAGGTCCAAGGTTAGCGTCTCTATTTGTAACAGTAATATTCTCTGTTGTATCTGTACCATTTACGTATACACTTAGTGTCGCAGTAGTTGGAGAATTAATCCCGCCAGCAGCAGCAAGAGTACCGTCTAAAATACCCTCTTTAATAAACGAAGTTGGAGAAGAGGTTTGTGGAATAAGCTGACCGTCACAATTTAAGTAAGCAACAAGAACATCATTGCAATACCAGCTTTGTAGAACTTTACTTCCATCTATTTCTGGATTATTAGTGTGACCAACCGTGTCATCATACCTAACTTCAAGAGGTGCGGTCGGAGACAATCTACCATCACCGATAGAAATGTTTCTTCTATCTGTTCTACCGGCAATAGTCTTGTTGATGGACAATCTATAGTCTAGAGCCAAAGTTTCAGGGTCGCTAAATAACCTGTCTCCATCAGAAATTCCAGCATTGATCTCTATATTACCAACTCCACCCTCTGACTCAGAAGTTCCACCTTTGAGGGCAAATTTTCCAATACCTATAGATCTATTTTGTGTGGAGTCTAAACCGGCACTATTTCCAAGGAAAATACAGTCCTGAGCAGAATCGGAGTTCTTGCCAGCACTACCACCAATGCAAATTGCATAAGCTGTATCATTTGAGTCTTGGCCTGCTGCTGGGCCGATAAAAATGTTATTGAATGGGGTAGACAATGATGGATTACTTACTGTTGCATTTGCACCAGCGGCTGAACCAATCATAATAGAATTATACTGTCCCTCAGTACCGTATGCCACATCACAGCCAATCATAACACTTCTTGTGTTGGCGGCTGCATTGATCTTTATTTCATTTTCTGGGTTAGATATAATAACGTTGCAGTTTTCAGCAATACTTGAGGTTCCGCTACTAACATAGTCAGCGAGACCTTGAAGTGACATCTTGCCTACGCTTGATGAATTTGTTCCATCAACTTGAACGGCTACAAATGTATTGTCTGTTCTAATATTGCTAGATACATTTCCTGCAAGATCTAGTTCAGAATAATCTAATACAAAATAGTTTGTACTGTTGGAGGTTTGTAATACCTTGTTGACGCCAGACGTACCAAGAGTCGTAAGGAGTTCAAACTCTGAAAGGCCAGACAAAGAGGTTCCATCTTGGAATCGAATCGCACCCTTTAGTTTAAAGTCAGCATCTAACTGAGCAAATGGGGTTGTTTCTGCTGGAGACGCATAGTTTGGAGTATTACTAAGAGGATCTCCGAGAGGCTCAATTTGGAATAAGGTGTTGGTAAGTCCGTCTTCATTTTTGAAATTGAACTTAAGATTATCTTCTGCGTATTCAGTTCCACTTTTGTTATAATCAATCAAGTCGATATTGATCGTATTTCTTTGCTTTAACGAATCAAAAGTGGTGCTTACCTTAAACTCTGTTTGATTCTCTTCTAGGACGGAAAAATAACCATCGTTTACCGTGAAGTGCTTGTCTGGTGAAGCGACTCTACCAGTAATAAGTGGGTTACTTCCTATACCTATAGCCAGTACGCCTTCGTTTGGAATTTCGCCGTTATATAGGTCTCTACCGATTACAATAATATCTTGAATTGTTTCAGGTTGGATAGTACCATCTTGATAAACGTTATTTGAACCGATGATAACATTCTTATATGCGTTTGCATAACCGTAAAGGCTATTGCATCCAACTACTGTATTTCTACCTGATAAATCTATACCACTGCCTGTATGATAACCGATCAGTACATTACAGGTTGATACAGATCCTACACCTATACTTGCACCAGCACCATAACCATAAAATGTATTAGTTGCTAATTCAAAACTACCGGTTCTATCCTTTGGAGTATACCAGCCGCCATAAGTGTTTCCAAACCCATCTCCATAAATGAGACCATCTGTAGAATTGGTTGGATCTAAATCTTGAGAAAGAACCAAGTTTGTCTCGTTACCACCATCATCTTTGAAGTACAAAGCCTGAGTTCTTCCACCAACGGTGTAAGGCTTAACATATACCTTACCAAAGTCTGAATGGTTTGCTGGAGCAGTGGACTGCTCATGCATAGAAATAGTGCCGCTGTCTTGATGATTATCACACACGTAGGCAATTGTGAGAGGTGCATTAGCCTCAAAGTGTCGCTGTTCATGAACTCTTGTCAATCCAATACTAACATACCCACGCTCTGAGAGGGAGATGTGAGAAAACTCCATACCCTCTTGGCCGCTTGGTCGAATCAAGGAAAAGTCCGCAACAGTCTTATCTGTAATTCCGGGGTTCACACATGGTTCGTAGTAACCATATCCAGTATCAGAATCAATATATGCGTTATCAAATTGAGGGTCGTAACTGAAATGTAAACCAGAAGCTCTCTCAGTCCCAACTGATAATAGCTCTAAACAACTTCTATATGAGGTCGATGGCCCACTGGAAAACCTAATATTAGAATCGCCAGTAGAATGAACGTGAAAAACAGTCTGTGGTAAAAATACATCTTGGCACTGACTTAGTGGGTCGTAGGTTGAGTTTGTGATCCCAACCAATCCAGATTGTGAAGCTGTACCACCATTACGTAGAACAGTAACTGCCTCCCGAACCTCGTCTTGACCATTTTCTAAATGTATAGATAGTCTATCTCTCATTATTATTTCCTATATTATGGTATGGGAGGAGTAACTTCGCACTGAATGAGACCGGTATCATTGATACAATTAAAATCATTGTATCCAAGTAGACCGCAATCTATCTCACCATTACTATCTCGCTCATCATGATAAACAAAGCTAAATCCACGAACACCGTTAGATCCGATTCTAGATAGGAATCTTTGCATGACTTTTACGCCAGAATCCACAGTACCATATGTAACTCCATAGTTGTAACCAGAAGGAGAACCTTCAATTATATCCGTACCTGATCTAGCTATAAAGTTAGCGTCCGTTAAACCGTAATAATCTTGGTCAAGATGTCCCTCTTGCATAAAATTAATGGTTTGACCAGAAGGTTCAACGGCGTCTATGAATACGCCCATACAGCCACTTGAGGTGACAAATGAAGCCCTGTCTCGACTCAAAACCCTATCAGTTATAAGTGCATTTCCAGATGTAACCTCTAGAGAGACATTGGATTCAAATCTAGATCTTGAGTAAGGGGTATCTGTTGGAAGGCATTTTAGTGTAGAGTCTGGTTGCCTATAAGCAAAAATGTAATCTCGTCTATAATCTGATCCGCTAGAGTGGACCTCAAATCCTGCACCATCTAAAGATAGATCATCTAAAAATCCGCAAACGGCAGAATTGTGGAAACCATCATCTTCTGGGTCGCAAAACCCACTTGTTGCGAGGTGAAGCGTTTTACACTCATAAAGACATTCTGAGATATTGTTGTAAGTCGCGTCGTTAATAAAAGCCTGACCGCTAATAACCACATCGTTAAAATAACCATCCCATCTTAACTGTGGATGACCTAGTGCATATCTATCATTGATATTTGGTACTAAGTCTCCATAGACCGTCATTTTTCCATCGGTTACACCTTGAGCCGCACCGGAAGGTTGACCTCCAACCCCTACAGCACCCCCAGAAAAGAATACTTCTTCATTGACAGATGACCATCTATAACTATCGAAACCAAGATTGAATTCAGATCCAATAGTTGGTGCTATGCCACCAGAAACCTGAAGCATACCAAAACTATGTATAGAATTTGTTCCTACGGCAAGTTGATGATTAGAAGCATCTAGATTACCATAAAGTAATGGTGCTTCTCCAGAATAGACAGGATTACCATCATCGTCACAAGTTCCTTCTGCACTGATTGGCGTAGAAGCTACTACGAATGTATAGTCAACCTCTTGCCCAAGATACCAACCTGCACCGTGACCAATTGCTACGTTAAAATGTCCCTTCTTGTTGTTATGCAGTGTGTAACTACCTAGTCCAACATTTCCAGAACCATTTGTGTTTCCAGCAAGAGAAGAAAGGCCAATTGCCGTATTAGAGTCGCCATAAAAATTACATGATAAAGAATAACTTCCAACAGCAGTATTGCCGCTGCCCGTATAGTTATTTCTTAAAGATGCATAACCAAAAGCAGAATTATCAACACTGGTTCTTCCAGCCAAGAACATGTTATTTAACGCTTCGTTGCCCGCAAGCGTAGTTCTTGTGTCTGGAGTATTAAAATTTAAAGTGCTTATCCTAGTACCATTTATAAAATTTGGTACAGAATCAATTAAGTTGATTAGACTGGTGCGTAAGTCGAGAGGCGAAATTTCTTGAGTACCATTATCAGGCAACAAGGAATTTATAGAGCTAATGTACTCTGCTTTTGACAAAATCATAATTTATCTCTATTTGAATTTAATTTGCAGTGTAGATACATCAAACTTCACTGTGTCACCTTGGTAAATGATTCTTGGATTGCTCAATTCTGCATACATAAGCATGTTGCCAGTTCCATAGTCTCCAGAATCAACAATGGCGATTCCAGATACCCATCCCCAGTCTTGGGTGGCAGTGCCAAATAATATTGTATCAGTATTTTTAATTAGGCCACTTCCAGCGTCGTGGTCATCTGAGTCGTATGTCCATACGGAATTGCCCAGTACGGATGGATCTCCAAGATCTTTTCTACCGTAGCCTGTAGATGCACCAGTTGAATTTCCAGATGGTATTTCTGGAAGCGTACCTCCATTTGCATATTGAGAAACGCCAGTGTCAGAGTCTCTTGGAACTCCACTGCAAAGTGCTATAGCTACATTGGCTGGTTTTGGAAAATCTTGACCCCTAAACACATGGTGAAGAAGACCAGACTCCAAATAGTCAGAAAAAGCGGTCATAATATATTATCCCCTTTAAAAGATCCTTTTAGTGTAAAACGCGAATTACAAACTATTATACACAAAAAAAGAGCCATTCCCAATCTAATGGGAATGACTCTCTCGTATAGGTAGATAAGCCTATAAACTTAGAAGGAGCCGAGGATAACGCGACGATTATCCAGAACACCAAATCCAAGTTCAGCCCATCCGTAGTAGCCAACTCTCTGTTGACGGTGCAGTGATGGATCTTCATAAACCTGAAGAGCCTGCTTCATAGGCATAACGAAGCTGTCGTTAGCACCTTGATCCAGACCAACAACCAATTCGAGGTCAGAAGCCTCTACAGCACCACCAAGACCACTCGTGAAGAAGTCTTGGTATTCCTGACCTTCGCCAAGCTCGTCGAGGTCATGGAGGTTCACACCGTAAATACGGGTGATTGGAGCACCACCTTCAGCGGCAGTGTAGATCTCGCGACGAGTTACTTCGTCAACCTGATCCAATCCCCAGTTTCGCACATCTTCCAGTGCCTCTGGAGAAACATACAGGTCGGTCAGGCGACCACGATTAGCAGAGCCAGTGTTTCCACCAGCATTACGACGCATAACGGTCTGCATCAGAGAAACCAGACGCTTGGAGAACAAGCCTGCGGTAGCGTCACCGTCGTAAACCAAGATGTTACGATCAACACCAGCGGCCAACAAAGTGTGCCACCCGTCATCGTTCATCTTCTTGACAAAGCCAGCTTCCATGACCTGTGCAGCACGACCAGCCACATCCCAACGGGCCTCACGAGCATAACGGAGCAAGTAATCAATGCTCGAAGTAATGCTGTAGGTTGGAATCATGACGTAATCGCTTTCAACCGCACGCTCAGGAATACGGCCATGACCGGGATTGGTGTAAGCAACGTGCTCACCTTCGAGTCCCGGTGAAATGAGGTCGAGAGGATACTCAGTAGTAGCTCCGGGCTCGACATTGATAGTCTCGAAAATATTTCCGAGAATATTACCAACTAGAACGCCTTTTCGCAAAGGAAGTTCCAATGCTTTAGCAAACTCACGCTGTGCAGCGTAAGCTACATTCTGGTCATTATCACCAGTCTTCTGATAAAGACTGATGAATTCATCGCTAGGTCTTTCAGTATATGACATGTTTAATATCTCCTTTAGATTATGGCTTACGCACCGTGATTAGGAAGGTTGACATAAACTTTAGCATATCCATCTGCGTCCTTAGCGGACATAAATCGACCAATAGCCAAGTTTCCAGAAGCTGTTGCGTCTGCTGCCACCGTTGAAATTTCACCAATGGTTTCAGAAGCATAAGCCAAATCGCCAGCGGCAGGGGTTCCAGTTACCTTGTTGGTAACAACCCAGCCACGAGTCAGAACGGTGACTTTACCACCCAATTGAACTTCATCTTTATACTGATTAAGATGGGTTCTGGTAAGGTCTTTGTTAACAACATCGTTCAAAAGAATACCAACTGGTACATCAGATGTAGCAGCAGCTTGGTAAGAAACCGTATTGTCACCCTGATCCATTGCAGCACCAGAGGCACTCAACAGGTCGAGACAAACAACTCCTCCACGATCACCAGTAGCGGCAGTCATGAAAAAACTGATATCAGTTGATTCTTCATATCTATCTGCTTTAAGAGCCATAGTTATAATCTCCTATAAATTACTTGTTAAGTACGTGATTTGTGAACCAGTCTGAGACAGAAGCTCTCGCTGTTTCAAGTTCGTCAGTTTGCTCTGCCTCTACGAGAGTGGCTTCGCTGGTTTCTACATTATCAAATGCATCTTCAGAAAGTTCTGCTTCAGCTTCTTCTTCAGCTTTAGCTTCTTTTTCCTTCTTCTTTTTCTCTTCTTCCTTATCGCCATGATCCATAGCTTCAGGCTTTTCTTCTTTTTTATCATGCTTGTCAGCGTACTTCTTCATGCCCTTCTTCTTCATCATAGCAACAATAGCTTCGAAAGCACTGTCGTCAAGAGCATCGAAGGAAGCAAGAGTTTCATCAACTTCTTCTTCTTCCAAGCCAGCTTCAGAAAGACTTGCTTTACGCTTCTCCATCTTTTCTTTCTTCTTCATTTCATCCATTTCCTTCATGGCTTCCGCCAATTCGGTCTGAGATGACTGAAGAGAATCTTCCAACTCAGCAACACGAGCCTGAGTTGACTTAATCGTTTCATTAAGCTCATCAATTGTAGCTTTGCTTTCATCAGCAGCAGCTTCAAAAGCCTCTACCTTGGAAGCAAATTCTTTATCTTTTGCTTCTTCAATTTTAGCTTTGATAGCTTCGTTTTCGGCCTTAGCTGCTTCAAGCTGTGCTTTAACTTCGGCCAACTGGTCTGTCAAAACATCTGACATTTGTAATTCTCCTATTGAAAGTTTAGAATTATGATCTACGTTAATATTGGCGGTACTGCTATCACGTAAAATTACACTTCTTGGATTAGCTGGTTTAGAAACCAAGCCTTTCCCAGAAAATGAAATATTAGAAAGAGCACGCCCCAGCTTATATCCCTCATATTCACCCGATCCACCATAAGCTCTGAGATGTTTGGTTAAAAAAGAGGAACCTTCGTCTCTAGCGAGAACCTTGGCAACGCCTTTTTCATCAATTAATGCGTAATCAAAGCCAGAAAATAGACATTCCATAGAAACATACCATTTTCCTTCTTGGATTTCAGCAATAATTTTGCCCATCCTATCTCTGTTTTCCTCACCGGTCCAACTGTTGTAGAGAACCGCCTGAGAGATAATATCAAACTCCTCCGGGGCTTCTGCGTCATCAGCTAGAGCTTTACCATCTTTGGTTAAAACATAGCTTCCAGTGATATGACCAATAATATCATTCTCATCGTGCATAAAATTGAACTGCTTATCTTCGGGGGTACTTCTAGCAGCCCAAGTAGCATCCGATGTAAACACGTCGTCGTTCTTATTCCATCCAGTTGATACCAAGACTGACTCTAGGTAATAAAGGTCAATCTGGTCTTTATTCTCTGCAACTGCCTTTGCAACTACTTCTTCTGGAATATCTTCCTGAATAGTTGCAGCAGAACAATACGCAACACTGGCAGTGCTTTTTACAAGCTCGCCAATGCCATCATCTATCTCTTTTTGGAATATTTTTATTGTCATATTAATTACCTCAAAGCATTATACACAAAAAAAATAAATTTTCACAAAAACGTCAAATTTTCATTAGAAGCAACTCAACGTAGTTTGCTACGACTAGCTTTCTATAGTCATCTATACCTTTTGAGTTTGCCCTAGCATCCTTGAGTTCTTTTGGTATTTTCTTAAACTGTTTAGATATTGCTGCACAGATAATCTCGTCGTTTATCTCGCAAAAGGGCTCTAGGTTGAGGAGAGTACCAAGTCTCAGGTTTTCAAGTTCATCCACCTCTAATTTTGTTAATTGGCGAACGTTTGCTCTACCTTTTTGAGCAATATAACCATCTCGTATCAAGGAAGTTGCATCAAACGCTTTTGTGGCCCATAAGAATAATTCTGCAACTCCCGGACTGGTTCTTGGTGTATCTACCCGCCTCTTTCTTGGCCCCTCATCTTGCTTCTGAGGTGGTCTTCCATTATCATTCTTTGGTTTTTGAGCTTCCTTCTTTTCTGCGAGTTTCTCTTGCTGCTCACTCTGTTTATCCATTTTTTCCATCTCAAACTTCTGGTTTGCATTATGGAAAGGACTAGCTTTAGGTGGTAACTTCTCGCCATCTCTAGCCTTATCTTCTCTTTGAAGCCTAACCTTCTCAACTGCTGGAACTTCCTTGAATCTTTCAAGTACAGTCTCGTGAGAGATAATATCACGATCAGCAAGTTGGATAAGTAGATTTTTCTCAGAAGCCTCGTCAGATAGGCTCATTTGGTCATAAACCACATGTGCTGGCTTTCTAAAGCCCATAGCCTTTCTTACGAATTCCAGTTCTTTTTCCCAGAATTTTGTAAGTTGGTCTCTACCGTATTGCAATCTCTCAACAAGAGTTTTTAATGAAATAAAGTTATTAGTAAACCCACCTCCATTATTTGCCATACCAGTCAGGGTTGGGGGTACACCAAGACCAGCATAGATACTGTTAAGTACGGATTGGTATTTTTCTGAACCTAAAAATTTGTATACTTGAGAGTTACTTTCTGTAAACTTAAGTTCTGGACCGTAAACAAGCTCCATAGTTCCACCGCCAGTATTACTAGCCAAAATATTACGGAGTTTATTGATACCTTCTTTTGTTGGTAGAACTTTATGATCGAAGTTACCAAGTGTCCATAGACGGATATTAGAAATTGCACCATCCAAGGCAGCAAGGTCAGCGAGCTTCATTTTCTCAAGCATAATGATATCGTCGAGGATTGCGTACACAAGGGGGTGTGCCCACTGCTGCCAGTCATCCTTCTTGTAATAATGAACACAAAGACGATCTGCTTCAAGGTCTATTTTTCTGTCTTGTCGTTTGATTGCATTTTTGACATTGGATGGTAATGTCTCCAAGACTTTGACTGGGATCGTGCCATCCTTAAAATTATCAAAAAACGTATTAGCTGTAAGAGCGTAATTTTTCCTTCCAATAAATAAACTAACCTGACCGTCTTTCATGTCAATAGTTAGAGGGTTAAAGAAGTTGTATCTCCAAGGAACAACGGACTTTTTGATATCTGGAACCCCAAGAGTGATGTCTTCTGCCAAAGACTTGATATACTTGTTTATTTCGGGCGTAATATTGGCATAACTCTTGTAGACAAATACATTTCCAGTTCTGTATAAATTGTTGAGAAATCGTTCTGATCTCTCTTTTCCGTCAATCTTCTTAAACCATTGCTGAAAAAACTTCTCCACACTTTTGTTCTCATGAACAATGTTAATACCTTGGCAACCAAAGTCACCCATGAGGTCAATAACATTTCTTACGATTCCAACCTTATCGTATGCATCCATGCACATCTTGATGATACGCTTGGATTTACGAGGAACTTGCTCTTCAGGTCTGAAGGCGTAATAATCGTTCGAACCAAAATGAGGCTTTACAGAACGGTTTGGTTCTATGTCTAGAAAATCTCTGTGATACGCCCTAGAGACACCTTCATAAGATTCTGAGGCTTGGGCGTACTCTCTAAACGCTTCTTCTCTACCGTTTCTATCGTCGCTGTTCCAAGTGGTAAGAGATCCGTTGGTATGTTCGGACATTGAGTTGTTCCCTTTGATTACAAATGATTCAGAATGTATTGCGAATGATTATACACATAAATCTAGTAAATACCGTTCATACCATCTGTAAACCACTGTGGACCTTGATATAGCTTGCCTGTAGAATCTTTTGACTTCTCTACAGTTGCAAATCCTCCATAAAAATTGTAAGTCTCAGCATCTGGAGTTCTGTCTATTGTTCTTGCTGCCATATTAGCCATAAGTAAAGAAGAGTAACGGTCTTTTCTTAGTTTACCCTTTTTTCCTGTTCCAACTACTGTCTCTGGAGTATCCCACTTATCTCGACCCGTTGCTGTTTGAGTAATCTGAATCATTGCCAACTCATCCTTGAGATCCTCAATTTCCATCACACATTGTTCAAGGGTATCATATGATCTACCTTTCATATCATCCTCAATTGATGAAATATCAAGACTAAGGGTGTCAAACATTGGAAATAATAAAATTCTGTCTTCAAAGTCTTTTCTCATTCCATGATTAGCTTCTGCTAGCCAGTCATACCTTGAAAATTGGCACATTTCTAAGATATGTAACCCTCTGTTATAATCTGTGTCCTTTTCGTTGTTCTCGTCGATTATTTCCCAGATTGGATGTTCGCCCTCTTGTATCTTATCATTATCATGTAAACTTTCCATAACGGCAATACCACCACCGCCAGCGTCCATAGCAATATGAACACATGGGAAGATTTTCATGAGATCTCTAATTTTTCTAGCACAGTAGGCGTAAAAGTCTGACTCAGTAGAATATCCGCTCTTGACCTTTTCCTTATGCTGCTCTCTGTTTGTTGTCCATACATGAACAATTCGTCTGTGGTCGCCGTTTAATTCTATAACTACAATACTAAAATTATCCACCTCAGATGCAGGGTCAACACCAAATACGTACTTCTTGTTAAGATCACCACGTAATTGTGCTTGAAAGCAGATAGGGTTATCTTGTGAATCTTTTATTGCTGGCTTTTCGTTATATTTGTCGTCAGTAACACACGACTCAATCAGGGTACGCTTGAAAAAGCCTTGAGAATCGCGTGTAAAGCACGCTCCGAACTCCATCTGATAAATACCAGCGTGAACCGTTGCCTTCGATCTGGCGACCTGTGAGGCGTCCATAAAGCCTTCTGGCAGAAGCTCATAAGGAATACGAATAATAGAGTAGTCTTTCCAGTTAAAATCTTTCGGTGGGTCTTCTCCGAAGATATCTCTTAATCTACTTTTTTTACCTTGACTTTGAATAATGGACTTCCATTTTTTCCAGTATTCAGCAAAATGATTGAAATCATAATACGCCGTACCAGAAAGGATAATCTGGTTGTCATTTTTCTTAATGATGTTCTCATCTTCTTTGAATAGATCTAGACCTAACTCTTCAGCCTTTTTCTTTGCTGCGATCTTTTTAACGTTTTCAATGGGGTCGGAACTAACTGCTGCGAAACCTGCAACCACAGTCTCGAAAATATCTCGCGGGATAGATGCAAACTCATCAGATATAATATCATTAGCACGCTGACCTCTAATCTTTTGCCCGTCACCCAGAGGTAAGCAAGTAACACGAGATTTATTAATCCGCATAACACAACGGTCCACATCCCTACGTGGTCCACTACTCGCATCGCACATACTCCTCAAGATTGGTGCATTGTTCCAAATTGTTTCCATGTACTCAAAAAGAACCTTAGATTGTCGGAAAGCAGCACCAACAACTACAACTTTTCTTTCTGGTAAAATTAACGCTCTCAAAATAGAATAGAGTGAAAGCATGAAAGACTTACCAAAACCACGACTAGCGATAAGCATTGGGAATTTTCGGTTCCACATCTCGCAAAGAAACAAAGCCTGTGAGGGTAAGATATTTATGTTTAGTATTTGCTTGCATAGAAATGAGAAATACTCCGGTCTAGTCATTAGCCAAAGAAGGCGATAATGAAAATCGTCCTCACTCATTTTAACTAGTGACATAGGGTTAAATAAATCTTTCTCATCTACCTGATCTAGATTTAACCAAGCCTCATTTATCTTTTTTAGTTTCATTTTAAACTATCTATGTGAGGGTACTTTCTAGACTCTAGAACTGCGTCTGACAGTCCATAGTAAACTGCTTCGTTAGCATCTAAGTACCAGTCACCGTCTTTTAGCTTTCTCTTTAGGTAATTTTTGATTTTTTCTTCTGTAACGTCGGTATAGTGTTCTTTGAAGTATTTTCCTTTGAAGCATCCCTCAGTATAAATGTCAAGCATTGTTTCTGTGTTCTTTTTATCTACTTTTGCGTAGTTCTGGGCACTAAGATGATCTCCACCACAATCTGTGCTTCCATAGTGAAGCATAAAGTGAGCGTTTGGTGTCATGATTCTCTTGTCGGCAGCTTGAAGTATGATACTACTCATAGATGAGGCTTGACCGTAAGCAATAATCGTAACATAGGATTTAGATAAAGATATTGCATCATAAATTGCCATACCAGCATCCCATTCTCCACCCTCGCTAAACATGTGAACAATAATAGGTTGGTTGTTAATAGAATCTAGTATTCTTATGTTTTTGTAGAACTGTGCAGCCATTCTGTATTCAACACCGGGATCTTCGTCGGTGTTACCAATATATCCGTGTAAGTATAGCTCTCTATTCTTAACGTCTAGCCCGTAGGCTTGTACGTCAGAAATGGTATCAACACTTAACGTCATTTTATTATTCTCCGATTGAGCAGCGTTCATTGACTCTCTTAAATATACTATTAATTAGGAATTTAGCGTTTCTCTTGTTGTCACAAAAATAAACAGGGATATTATAGTTCATCTGTATTTCAACAAGCATCTTTAATAAATATTTTCCGGTAATCTTTACTTTGGACATATTACCTTCTGGTATGTCTGCTCCTTCTGGAAATTTGATAAGGTCGTCCAAGGAAAATTCTAAAATTAAAAAGGGAAACTCAAACTCCTGCATCCTTTCAATTTCTCTCATGAATCTTGCTTTATCTTTTCCAAGATTAATTGCAAGTTCAGAGACTCTTCCTTTTCTCTCTATGCAAAGTCTATCTTCTAGACCTTCTAAAGAGTAATCACCAGTGTCTAGCTTTTTTACAACCATACCTGTGCAAGATGTGTACCTTCCGGTGAAACTCTCAAAAGTGTACCCGTCTTGCTCTCGTGTATCTTTGATTACTTTGTACGCTGGTGCTTTATCTACCATTTTTCCGTACTATCTCCATGAATAAAGATTCGTATAAGTGTTCCTTGCCGTTGATTGAATCGTGACAAGTGCGGCATAACGTAATACCGTTATTTACATCGTATCTCAACATGGATGCACTCGACCATTTTTTAATATGGTGAGCTTGCAATCTTTTCTTGCATTTGCACTTAGGCATCTGACAAGTGTTTTTATCTCTCTTCCTTACAGCTTGACGCCAAGCCTTGTATTGAGGATCGTCATAATTTCGTTTCATCTTTACAGTAAACTTTCGTTACTCTTATGTCATATTCTATTTCTTTCATCAATTTCACTGTCTCTGGGGAAGAGTCTTGGCTGAGTATAATGTCTGCGAACTTACAATAACCTAAGTAGCAAGCCTCGTCTGGATCTTTTGCTTCTATGAATAATACAGGGGTCTCACTATTAAATTCTCTTAGTCTAAACTTTTTAAGTCTAGCATGGACTAAAGTTAGATCGAACTTCAAAACATAGATCTTCATGATACATCATGTTCTACCATTTTCTTCACCAAATCCTCAAAGCTGTGCTTAGGAGTCCATCCCAATACATTATTTGCCTTGCTGCAATCGCCCCTTAAGTAATCAACCTCTGCTGGTCTATAAAATTCAGGGTCTTGAACCACTAAATCGGACCAATCGTCAACCCCAATATGTAAAAAGGCTACGTCTAGGAACTCACGAATAGTATGAGTTTCGCCGGTGCAGATAACATAGTCCTGTGGACTTTCCTGTTGAAGCATCATCCACATCGCTTCCACGTAATCTCCAGCATACCCCCAGTCTCTAAATGCTTCCAAGTTGCCTAGACGTAGTTTAGGAAAGTTAGGATCGCGACCACTTTTAATCCAGTCCCCAATCCACTTTGTGATTTTTCTAGTAACAAAGGTTTCACCTCGTCGTTCACCTTCATGATTGAATAGAATACCAGCACTAGCATGTAAACCGTAAGCCTCACGGAATAGTCTAGTCATATGGTGTGCGGCACACTTAGCAATTGCATATGGACTCTGCGGCATAAATTTAGTGTCTTCGTTCTGAAACTTAGAAATTCTTTTATAAGTAGAAGACGTTTTGTCCATATCAACTTCACTGTCGAAGTTTTTACCGTACATTTCGCTAGAACTAGCCTGATAAAACCTAGTATTAATATCAAGATCCACGATAGACTGTAAGATATTTAAACAGCCCTTGCCTGTTATATCCCATGTGAGTGCTGGTTGCTTGAACGACACTGCTACATGTGACTGTGCGGCTAAATTATAGATTTCATCTACATCTTCATGTTTTTTAAGTATATTTATAACAGAATGAGCATCAGTAATGTCGCCTTGAACCAACTCGAACCTTTTGTCACCAAGGATGTTTTTGATTCTTTGTGTGTTGTCTGTGCTGGCTCGACGGGAGACTCCCACTACGTGGTAGTCCTTTGAGAGTAGTAGGTCGGCCAGATGACTCCCATCTTGACCGGTGATTCCAAAAATGATTGCCTTCATATGTCCTTTCCTAGTCCTTAACTGTATCTGGTGTTAAAAATGGTTGATCTACCGTGTCATCTGTGTATTTGTGAAACTGAGATAATCTGTCTGATTCTTTTTGCATGGCTAATCTCATTTTTTCCATTTCAAGACCATAGCCCTGTGCAACTTCTGGGTTGGATACAAGATATGCCATCCATCCAGCAAAACTAGACTTGCTATCTTCAAATCTTTTGACACGCTGCTCACGAGTAGCTTTCATGTCTTTGAGCATTGTATTCTTTTTAGTTTGTAGTTCGCGGTAGTCTTTGTTCAGAGACTCCTGTGAGGCTTTCAGAGACGCCACCTGACGCTCCATATTAAAAAGCATGTCTGTATCTATCTGATCAGGGTCACGCTGCCTCTCAAGGGTAATGAGAGCCTCTAAAGCGGTAATCTGCTCCAAGTTATCTTTGTTGCCCTTGAGTGCCCTGTTCATTAATATATCTAGCTTGATGAGGTCAACAACTTGTAGTTCTTCAGTTGGTATAACGTCATCTTGAAACTGTGATATAATTCTTGACCAGTGGTACTTAAAAAGTTCAAGCTCTTCGTTGGTAAACTGCTGTTCTAGCTCCTTCCAATATGGTCTAAATGATAAATCGTATTTAGCTTGCTCTTCATCTTGACCTTCTAACCACTTAGGCTTCTCAAGTTTGCCCTCTGCAACCTTACGTTTGATAAAATCTAGAATACTATCTGGATTTCTATCCAGTTCTGATGCGACTTTGGCGTAAGGCACATGAATATTTTCTGCAATGTACTGTTCTTCGACCTTACTGATTCTGCCGGTCTTCATTGAACCCTTGTTCCTCTAGGATGCCCTTTATGATTCCAATAACTTCTTCTTTTCTTTGTTTTGTAATGTAAATATCATTGATGATTTTAAGATAATCCATTCTGATACTTGCCGGAATGTACTTGTCAATTGCTTCAACCATGTTTTTAAAGTCTAACTCTTCGTATCCTTCTTCTTCTGTGTCAGAATCAATGATTTTATCTTCGTAATCTAACTGTGACGGTTGAGCCAACTTCTTACGGGCCTCGTTCGAGTTCCCGATAAAGTAGTTGTCACGCATGAAAGTCTTTAGTCTGTTTGATAGATTTACACTCAGAAAGTTTTCCAAAGGGCGAGCTTCATCATATCTGTTAAGGGCTTCTATACAAATAATAAATGCCTCTTGCCAAATGTCTTCATTTGTATATCCGTAAAATGTATATCTGGGTGATATTCTATTGCATACTACGGTAATTTGATCTATAACCTGTTGTTCGGTCATTCCTGATGGAATTTTCATTAAATTTCCTCCGTCCTTAGCTTTCTCCAGCCATTTTTACCATAAACCTCGAACTCGTCTGCGACTTCGTTGTAAATAATAGTACCTTTGGTGGGTCTAGGGGGTCTTTTCCTTGAAGATTGCAGCTTTACCTGCTTGTAAGAGGGCGACTTTTCGGTTTTAGCCTTAGAGAGCATGTCTAAAATCTCATTAACGTCCAATTCTTCTATCAAACCATCTTTAACACCAATCATTTGGTTATCTTCTAGTGTGATAACACCATCTGATGTGAGAACAGACCGGTAAAACTCACCACTAAAGAAATTTTTAGATGGAAAATAAGAGGTGATGAGAAATCTATGATGAGATTCTGGGTAGATTTTGTCTCCACCGACGATTTTTTTGATATTTAGGACGTATTTATCGCCATCTTTTTCTAAAGTGCCAATGCAGTCACACTTTTCTTGCTCTACTTTATTGTGATAGAGCAAAATTGAGAAGAAAAACTGTTCGTTGATAGGGACGGTTTTGGTTATACACCGCTCTGAATTCATGTTCTGACGCAAAAATTCGGTTACTTCTCGGTCAAAGCAACAATCGTCTAGAGAGCAGTGCCCTATTTCGTATCTATCATTTTTAAATTGTGCCAAACAAAAGGCATCATTCTTCAGTATTCTTATTCTCATCTTTTTCCTTGTTGTCAAGAAGCTCACTTAGGCTCTTGTCTTCCTTCATAATCTCGTCCACTACTTCTGCTTGCAGTTGAGCGGTAGCTTTGCAGCACATTTTCGCTTCACACTGTTGCGGATTATCTTTATTCGTCATCTTTTGTCTCCAGTTCTATGAATAAGGAACTTGTTCCTACATTCTATTATACACAGAAACGAGACTTTTTCCAAAAAGGTTTTTGCAAAATTCGTCAAATCAGACTATAATTAGGTGTGGCGATGGTTGTAAAGCGTCACAATTCACTGAAAATTTGTAAAAAAACGTTACTGGTGTAGTTTTGCGTTCTAACCAATCAGTGGAAAGAAAGTTACTGGCGAGTGAACAAGCACTCCGAGGTAGGGCAAAAAAATTAATCTAGGCTCTGTGTGACCAACCAACCTAGACCTGTAAAGTTGGCTTTGCCATAAATATTGAATAAGCAAAAGTAAAAACAGTTGCATTAAAGACCCTGCTGCTTTCTATCACAACCCGACTATCTGTCTCTTTACAGGTATAAATGGTCTTGGTACGCACCTATAGAGGCAACTAGAAGCTACATATAATTATTTTTATACTGAGGGCCGATTTACATACTTTGGGTAAGACACCCCTTCGGCATCGCCGTATTGCATCTGAACCACCAGACGTTATTTTTGGAGGAACCGGCACATTGTACCAGAAGATAAAACCCCCGTCAATAGCAAATCCCAAAAAAAAGATAAAAAATTATTTTACAAAAACTTTTAGATTTTATGCTAAAGCCTATTGACAAATCTGCCGATATATGTATAATAGAGACATAACAAACAACAACGAAAGGTAAAACAATGATGACTAAAGAAGAAATCAAGCAAGCAGTCGCCCACTACACCAAAGAGCAGTTGATTGAGTTGGTCGCTGACTTGACAATCTCCGAACAGGAGAAGCGAAAAGAATTGGACAAAATTCAGGGAATTATCCGATAGAGTGACCTAACGTGTCACACACATGTGCGATAATAGTAATATGACAAACAACAACAACACGAAAGGAAATGTTATGAAATGTTTTGACGTTAAAGCAATCGACCCAACCACCAACCGCCCATGCACATTCAAGCATGTAAGCCGTGACCAACTACGGCAAAACGAACACGGCGAAACAGTGTTTCGATACAATGACCATCACGATAGCTGCGAAGTTATCAGCGTTGTCGAAGTACCACAAAGCGAACTAGACGCAATGGAAGCATACTTCAACCGTTTCGGTACTGCGTGCGAATAAGGGTTTAACCCGCAAGCCTTGCCCTAGTCGCAAGCATAGCTGGCGAGCTATTCAAGATACGCACCACACACATACACACACACACGAAAGAGAATGAATGTTAAGATATAGAGAATCTTGGAAAGATGTGGTAATTAATTGGTTTATCATGCTTCTGATAATCTGCCCACTATTGGCAATCTCGGCAATGTTCGGGCTTGCTGGTATTCTGTGGATTCTAGGGTATCAGCCTATCTAGCCGCCTACGGACACATATAGGGATCGCCGTAAACCCTTGGTGTGTAAGGACTTAGGTGCCGGGAGGCGGGCCTCGCTCGACGTAAACCCTTACCAGCAAACGACTTACAACGATTTGGAAAAACTTTTATTTTATTGTGTGGTTGTGACCTAACGTGTCACGGGTATGGGCGATAATATAAGTAACAAAGGAGAAAAGATATGAACAAGAAAGAACAAAGAAAAGCGGCCATCCTCTGTGTGATTGCCTTCGTCCTTGGTTGCATTGTTGCAGGAGTATAAATATGGATTTATTGGATAATCAGGAATTCATGAGCTTTGTTATGGTTCCGGCATTGCTTGGAATTATTTTGCTCATAATGTGGATTTTAGGATTTAACCCCCTTGACAAATGAAGATCTTATGCTAAAATATAGGCATACAACACACAACACTTTTGAAAGGTTAAACATGAACTACGATCCTTCCCAACCCTACTGCGGTTTCAACAACATTGAAGAACTCACCGCAGATCTGCGACAAGCGTTCGCTGAGTGCATTACCGTTCCGAATCACCTCTTGCCGGAAGAATTTCACGATGAGGTTCGCGGTGGTCGTACTCTTGCACGTTTGGAAGAACTGTGCGACAAGCGTGACGGTATCACCGAACACGTCAAGAAGCAAGCTATTAAGGCTCGCAATATTGAGCGACTGCGAAAGCAGTTTGAGGCGAAAGCCCAATACCATACCCACAAGGGTGGAACGGATTTTGTCGATCTCGATTCAGAGTTTGACTACAGTGAAAACGAGTGCGACGAATTGCAGTTGCACAAAAATCAGATTGCTCTGGTTGGCGGTATGGTAAACAGTGGATTGATCGAAGCTGACGATCTTTTGGAGGATTAAAATGAATGTGGATCTATGGAAGGTTAGAATGGTTCGCAAACTTACTGATAAAGTCTCACCCGATGTAATCGTGGAGAGTGCTTTTGAGTATGCGTTGCCGCGAGACTGGTCTGATATGCTAGACAATATTGAAATGGTCGATGAAGCGTATCGGGATTCCGTTTTTATGGGTGTTCATCAACACTGTGTAAAAGAGTTTGGAAACGCAGGATTTTTTCCTGATAATTTGATTTCACCTAAAGTTTAGGGGTTGACAAACGTAAGTCCTTGCCCCGTAACGACTTAGGGTCGGCGGGGCGGCCCCCGCTCGACGTAAGTCCTTTGGTAGTAACAACTTACGACGATTCTGGAAAACTTTTAAAATAATTCTATAAAAAGATGCAGAACCCCTTGACAAGTTGCCGATATAATATATAATAAGGACATGTTAGCAATGACAGCAGTCGTTGCGGTTCCTTGTCGGCTTTGCCAAGAGGTGACTGACCTGACGGTTAACGTTGAAGGTTTTGTCAACTGGCAAGCTGGCGAGTATATCCAAGATGCTCTTCCTGAGCTATCAGCGGATATGCGAGAACTTCTTATTTCTGGTACGTGCCCAACGTGCTGGGAAAAGATGTTCCCCTCTGACGAAGAGGAGTAGGAATCGCTTGACCGTCGCCCTTCGGGGTGTGGAGTTTGGTAAGCTCTGGCGAAATCACTCAATTACCAAAAACTTTCTTTTTTTCTCATGACACCCCTTGACAATGCCGATATATACTATATAATCAAGGCATACAAGTCACAACACTTTTGAAAGGTTTACCATGAACGATTTTCTCTCTCAAATCCAGTCCGACGAATTCGTTGACTATCGCCCCACCGCAGAGGATTTGGCCGAGTACGCCGATTACCTCGATTCCATCGGGTACGATCACGGCGATGATGATTGGGACGAAGATCCCGATTCCGACCGTGGTTTTGAAGAAATTGACACTAACACCCCTTGGTAGGAGAATGACCATGTACGACGAGTTTGACGATTGCTGGTATCCCGCAGAGGATAATTACCACGAAGATCTGAGAATGATTGCCGAAGAAGAAGAACGGCAATATCTCGACGACGAAGAGCCAACAGCCCACGAGGATGATGGCGATTACGATGATTTGCTTGATGATTTAGAGTTTCCTTTTTAGGGTTTTTATTATGCGTGAAAGAGTTCACAATCCAAGAATTGTTTGTGCCGATGGCTTCTCAATGTCTGTTCAGGCTGCTGGAGATTGGGGAAGTTATTGTACACCGCGAACAGATGCGGGACCGCATAGCCACATGGAGGGTGGATTCCCTACTATGATCCCCGGCAAGGAATTGCTGGAGTACATGGAAGGTGGGGAATTCAAAGACCCATGCGACACCGTGTACCCTTACGTTCCTCGCGAAGTATTCGAGCGAGAGTTTGAGGCTCATGGTGGAATAGTGGAAGGATCTCTTCCCTACTGAAATCGACGTAAACCCTTACCCCGCAACGACTTAGGGCGAGCGGGGCCGCCCCCGCCGCCCCTAACTCCTTTGATACCAACGACTTATGACGATTCTAAAAAAGTTTGAAAAAGACTGAAGATACCCCTTGATTTTGACGATAAATATAGTATAATGAAAGAGTAAGCAAGACAGATCGCCCTGATCCGAGGCGGTGCAGGTGATGAGCCGTAAGACTAGCAGTATCGGACGCGAGCCGGAATAATCTGGCAGCCTTAAAACATTGTCTTGTCTTATCTTATCCTAAAGGATAAGGTTGACATGGTACAGCCAGCGAGTCAGCGAAAA